TAGAATCTGATGTTCAAGAGTTACAAATCAAAAAAGACGAAATAGAAAGTTCTATCAGTAAGGAAAATTAAATGGCAGACATAGTGGCAAAACCACTTGAAAATATTTATGTAGACGGAGATGGATATGTAAGTAAAAGAGAGCTTCGCTCAATATTAAAAAAAATAAATGTTGAAGTTCCACACGCAACAACCAACGCTACATTAGAAGTATTTGAAGTTTTAGAAATAAAAACTAATTCTGAAAAAAATCCACAAGAAGTTGTAGGTAGATATGTTTACTCACAACACGGAGATTCAGAAACTAATAATTATAAACCTTGTAATTCTAATATTGTTCAATTTCCTATGGTAGGCGAATTGTGGTTAGGTTTCGATTATAAAGGTGAGAGTTATTATTTATCAAGATTGAGTGATAGTAATATATCGGTAAACTATCAATCTCTTGGTGAAAGTGAAAAGTTAGTTTCACCGGGTGTTGACAATACTAAAGATAAGAAAAATAAATTTGGTCTATTGTCAAAATTTTTTGGTATTGAAAAAGCAGATATAAATCCACAACAAAAAGCTTTCGAAGAAGGGTCAACACTTTTACAAGGTAGATTTAACAACTACATAAATATCGGTAGTGATGATGAAAGTCGTGGACAAATACAGATTGATAATGTAGGTGGTTCTATTATTGATATGGGAATAAAACCAATTATGACTTATAGTAGAGAAGGTCGTGAGGTTTTTCCCGTGGGTATGAAAGAAGTTCATAATATAAGGTTAGACGCAGAAAGAATAGAAATTTTTTCAAATGATAAGGAAGCCGGTATGGAGTTAACTTCACAAGGAAATATTTTAATTGATTCAGACGGAGGAGATATTTTCTTAGAAGCTGCAGATAGAATTAGAATGAGACCAAGAAATAGTAAAATTGATTTTATAACTATTAATGGACAAAAAAGAGATTTTGCAAATCCTAATGGGGATATAATGTTACCTAAGTTTATTAAAGAAAGGGCAGGAGATTTTAAACCATTAGTTGATATTATTAAAGCAGAATTATTAGCATTACCTTATTTAATATTACCACCAACATTACCAGGTGGATTACCTAATCCAAGTTTTATGATAGGTATGAAAATTAAATACGATGTAATAAAATCTTATATAGAATTAATTAAATACTTTATTGATTTAGAGTGGTTACCAAAATTTGATTTTGAATTAGTGAACTTACAAGAAGTATTAGATGCGCTTGGAATATCAAGTTTACCTGGCCTTGATGAACTTGGTGGATTTGATGGTGTATTAGCAGACATAGCAGGAGCAAAAGCAAAAATTGAAGTTCTAAAAGGTACGGTAGATGGTTTAAAAAGTAAAGCCGCTGTTGTTTCTAATCAAGTAAGTCAAATTCAAAAAGGAGAATTTGATGGTTCACCAAGTGATTTTATTAAAACACTTGATGATTTTGAAAGTGATGAAGAAAATCCTAAAATAGACACAACAGATATAAGAGAAATCATTGCGGACGGAACACTAAATTCCACAGAAGAATTAACAAGATATTTTCAAAATGGCGGTTCACCACATTTAGCAGCATTATCAATGGAAGCTGGAAAAAGACAACAAGAGGTTGAACAATTAGACCAAGTAGTAAAATTAGCAGAAATTTCAAAACTGACACAAGAGGAGTAAAAATGGACAAAAATAAATTAAGAAATATTATTGAATTAGTTGTTCGCAAAGAAGTCAAAAAACAACTGAGTGAGATATTTATTAATGAAGAAAAAGAAATCAATTTAGCAGAAACGATTTCTAAACCTAAACCTAAAAAGGTTATCAATAAACCAAAAAAACAATACACAAAAAACCAAGCGTTAAACGAAGTATTGAACAACACCAAACCATTAGGTAGTCAAGAACAAGAAGACTATCCAACATTGGGCGGTGGTGTTTTAGGTTCTGACAATATGGCAGAAGTTTTAGGATACGGAGATTTAGGTATGGGTAGTAATAAAGAAAGAGCACGAGAAGTCGGTGCAGTTGAAACAATTAAGAAACAAGGTGTCAATGTAGACGCAGTTCCTGAAGATGTTGTAAACGCATTAACTCGTGATTATTCTGGACTTATGAAAGCAATGGATAACAAGAAAAAAGGCGAAGGTAATTACAGACCATAATGGCTAGAAGTGTAAGAGAAATAGATAGAAATGACGACAAGTATGTTGGTATTAGATTTCCATTAGGATATAGTCCTGAGGGGTTTTTCTTTAGAACAAAAACCGTATTAGAACAATCAAAAGCTAATCTAAGAAATTTATTATTAACAACACCTGGAGAAAGAGTATTTCAACCAAACTTCGGGAGTCGTCTAAAATCAATTGTGTTTGAACAAGGGACTGATATTCCTAATAGAATAGAAGAAGCTATTCGTATTGCAACAGATAGATTTTTACCTTACATAGATATTAAAAATGTATTTACTACACAAGAACAAAATCAAGTCAATGTTCAAATTGAATTTTCGGTTCCTTTTAATCCTGATACAATTGAAATATTAAATTTTGACTTTAGAATTGGAGAATAACAATGGCCGATTACGGAACAAATAAAAAAACATTATCTAAAGAAGTAAATTATCTCGGTAGAGATTTTACAGATATTAGAGAAAATTTAATTGAGTTTGCGAAAACATATTTCCCAAATCAATACAATGATTTCAATGAAGCATCACCAGGTATGATGTTTGTTGAAATGGCTGCTTATGTCGGTGATACATTAAATTATTATGTTGATAATCAATTTAGAGAAACACTTATCCAATTCGCAGAAGAAAGAAAAAATGTTTTATCAATAGCACAATCATATGGATATAAACCAAGATTAGCAACACCTGCTATGGTAGAATTAACTTTTACAATTGATGTTCCAGCGTTAGCGGTAGACGCAAATACTTATAAACCTGATTTAGATTTTGCAGGAAAAATTGAAGCAAACTCTACTGTGTTATCAAACAACGGAACCGAGTTCACCATATTAGATGATGTTGATTTTAAAGTATCAAGTTCATTAGACAATATGGAAGTAAAAGCATTACAACCTACTTCGGGCGATATACCTACTAATTTTAGATTAACAAAAAAAGCTATGGCACAATCTGGCATTAGAGAAGAAGAAACTTTTTCATTTGGAAACGCAAAAGAGTTTGATAAAATTGTTTTATCTAATGAAAAGGTTACATCTATCGTGGATGTTGTTGATAGTGAAAATAACAAATACTATGAAGTTCCATTTTTAGCACAAGATACGGTTTTTGAAGATGAAGAAAACTCATCACTAAATGACCCTGAATTAGCAGAGTTTAAAAGTGATACACCTTATTTATTAAAACTTATCAAAACAGCAAGACGATTTACAACAAGAGTTCGTGAAGATAATAAAATGGAATTAAGATTTGGTTCAGGTGTTAGTGATAATGCAGACGAAGAACTAATTCCAAATCCAGATAATGTTGGTTCAAGATTAGGACTTGGTGTATCACGATTAGATGAGAGCTTTGACCCAAGTAATTTCTTAAAAACAAGAACATTTGGATTAGCTCCAAGTAATACAACACTTACAATAAATTATAATTATGGTGGAGCGGTTGAACATAATGTGTCAGCAAATAGTATTACATCTTTTAACAGATTAACTTATACCAATTCTACAACAGGATTAGATAGTGCTACATTAACTGAAGTAGAAAATAGTATTACGGTAATTAATGAAGACCCTGCTTCAGGTGGTGCTTCAACAGAAACCATTACAGAAATAAAACAAAACGCTTCTGCTTACTTTAATGCACAAAATAGAGCGGTAACCAAAGCAGACTATATCACAAGAGTTTATTCTTTACCACACAAATATGGTAATGTAGCAAAAGCATTTATTGTTCAAGACGAACAATTAGAAGCACAAGGACAATTAGTAATTAATGATGGAATAATTACCGACACAAGAGGTCAATCAACTGAGGTTAAAAACCCATTAGCACTAAATATGTATTTATTAGGATACAATAGTGATAATCATTTGGTTAGAATTAATAGAGCGGTTAAACAAAATGTTAAAACATATCTATCTCAATATAGATTATTAACAGACGCTATCAACATT